CGCGATCGCCGACGCCGACGCGGAGATCGACGGCTATCTGATCAACTATCTGCCGCTGGCGGTGGTGCCCGCCAACTTGAAGCGGTTGGCCTGCGACATTACCCGATATCGGCTGTATCGCGAGCAGGTGACGGACCGCGTCAAGGACGATTACGACAATGCGATCAAGTATCTGGAAAAGGTCGCGACCGGGAAGATCAAGCTGGCGCCGGACACCGCCGGCTCCCTGCCGGAAGTTGCCGGCGGCACGGCGGAGTTCAGCTCCAGCCCGTCGGTATTTAGCCGGGATAGTTTTTAATCATGCTGGTCGAGCTGGAACAGGAACTGATCGCCGCCGTGAAGCTTTCGCCGATCGCGGCGAACCTGCGCGAAGTGGCGGTCATGCCGGATGGCGACGGCGCTACGGTGGTGAAACGCTTCGCGAGTTCTGCGCCGGCGGTTTATACCGTCGCCGGCCCTGTGGGTTATGGTGATGCGTATGCCGAGGTCCGCTTCGATCTGATCTGCATCGCCCGCAATGCCCGCGGCGTCGAAGCCTCCCGGCATGGCGATGCGCAGACGATAGGCTTATACCAGATCATCGACACCCTGGCTTCCTATCTGGACAGTTTGAAAACGACCAGCACGGTCTGGTCGGCAAAAAGCGCGGACTTCGCCAAGGGCGCTGTCTGGCTAAACAGCGGGCTCCAGGCAGGCAGTTTGCAGTTGACGGCCAAGGCGACGAATGCGGCGATCAATGACACCGCCCTGGCAGCCATGGCCGACTTCGCGACCTTCCATGCCGATTACGATGTGGACCCGCACCAGACGCAGGCCGAGCATCAAAAATGGATCGCCGAGCCGCCGGTTTATACGGCGAGCCGGCCCGAATTGACTGACGATTTAACCAACTTGCAGGATTGAGATGATTATTGGACAACCTGTTTCAATACGCCCTCTGAATGGCGCGGTCGTGAAAAAACCGGACGGCTCCAATCTGTCTGCGGGTGGCGAAATTGTTCGGGGAAGCCCCTATTGGCAGCGGCGGGTAGCGGACGGCAGCGTGGAAGTCATCGGCGCGGGCTTGATCCGAAATCCACCAATTGGCGAGCGGGCGATTACGCTGTATGGCGCGCTTGCTGACCGGCCGCCTGCGCCTGAATTTGGCAAAAAGTCGTGCGAGATCATAACGGATAAGATTTACATCAAATGCACATCGACTCAAGGCTGGTGGTTCAGCGATGGTTACAGCGATTCTGTCGATGATCGCCCTGCCGCGGCCGATCTAGGCATCGGCAATTGGCGGACGGCGGACGGATCTTATTCGGTCTCCAACGGGACGATATGGGGAGATGGAGGTATTACTGCCATCGAAACTGCTGCACTTTTGGCTGCTAATGCTAAGACGGCCGCCGAGGCTGCTAGGGATGCGGCTATCATTGGCGCTGGCGTTTACGTTGACGAACCAACTGGGCGCGCTGCTGTGGCGGATGGGGTTGCGTTCAAGGTGCAGGGTTCTGGTGATGTTGCCGCCTATGAGTACCGACGTGTTAACGCTAGTAGTTCTACATTGATTGCCATTTACCCTAGCGCAAACTCCCAATATATCGGCAAAGTCATGCCTTTAGAATCGGGCTATGTCTGGGCAATCGTCGATACTCTGGGCCAGGCGGCACTCATGATCGATGCAGCGGGAGCCGTGCATATGCCAAAGTTTTCTGTGCAATCGGCGACAGAGTTGCAGGCGCTGTTACCTCAGTCTGTCATCAAAGATTCCGGTTATGCCTGGGCAGTAGTGGACAGCACCGGAAAAATCGGCCTGGCGATTACCAATGAAGGCAAGGTCATAGGAGATTTCCCGGTGGCCGTTGTTGCAGGGTCTGAATATCTTCAACCCAGTAAAAATCTCTATTTCATTGGCGACAGCCTGACCGCAGGCGCGGGGTCGCAAACGACATGGCGTCAAGCACTCGTGGCCTTAATATCGGCGCGCACTCATGTCACACAGGCGGTCGGCGGCGAAACCTCGACGCAACAAGCGGCGAAATTTGGCGCCTATGTGAGCTTATTGACGCTGACCGGTAATCAAATCCCAGCCAGCGGCGGTGTTGCGGTGACATCGAGAACCATCGATGTTTTGTCTGCGCAAGGTACCCAAACCATTGTAGGCTCAATTGCAGGCATTCCTGGAACATTGAGTCGTGACGGAAGTGGCAACTATACCTTTACCAGGACAACGGCAGGAAGCGTGGTTAACGTCGGCGCCAAGATGCCGTTTATCCCCGACATTAGTACGCATGATCGCGATACTTTATTGATCTTCATTGGTCGTAACAATCTTGGGACCCCCGATGACGTTAAGCGTGATATTGCGTCTTGTGTTGGCAAACAGACGACCATCGAAAAGCGATTCCTGATTCTTACCCCGCCAAACGGAGGCACATTAACCAGCGGTCAATCGACAACAGAAGGCACCGGTTCGTCAACGCTCACGAATATCAAGGCGATCGAGGACTGGGCGGTGCAGACATACGGCGATCGCGTGATAAAAATCCGTGAATTTTCGTTCCAGTTCAACAATGGCAGCGCCGATGATTTGGCCGATGTTGCTAAAGAGACCGTGCCGCGTTCGTTGCGTATCGATAGCGTGCACTTCACCACCGCATTTCATGCCCAAATTGCCGCTTATGTGGCGTCCGAAATTAATAGAAGAGGTTGGTAAAGATGGGTCAAAAAATAGTGTTGTCAGATACGACGTTTACAGGAACCGGACTTCAAAAACTGAGGGACGATTATTTGTTAATAGATGGGTCCCTGTTTCTTTTCGATCCTGGGCATTCGCTTGGAGGATTTACAGGGATTCCAGGGGCGGCTTCTGCCATACCAAACGTGGCATGGAAACAGGCTGCCGAGTTACTAGGCTCCGGTTCGCAAGCATCGTTGTCTGGTGTCGTTTCCTCCACAAACCCTAATGAAGCCACGAAGATGCTTACGGAGCGCACCGGAAAAGGCGGCGTGCATGGATTAGTGAGCCATGTTAACCAAACGGCGGGGTTGAATTTTTGGGGGGTAAACTTTCCAGCTGCTATTCGTGATTATGTCCACGGCAACCCAACCCGTTCTTATTACTTTTCAATTTGGTATGCTGTAACAAGGGCCGCGCTATCCTCCGCATCGGTTCAGTCTCCATTTCATTTCGCACCCAGCACGACCAATTTCTTATTCTACGCGGCGGCAGGTATACCTAGTTGTGCGGGCTCAAATAAAGGCCGAGATGCAGCTCATACAGAGGATGTTTCAGCGGTGCCACTTGAAAAAGTGCATCTGACGATTAATCCATCTGGAATCTCAGGTTCTGGACCTGGAGCGACAGACAATATCACCCTCGTTGTCGGTAACTTCGGTGCTTGGGGTGGCTTTAACCAAAACAAAGCGCCTAGCCGAATACTCTATCGAGCTTATGCCGAAGATCTGACTGCGTCTGGGCGGACATATGCCCAGGTAAAGGCTATCGATGACGCCTTATATGCAGCGGCCTTTGCAGCGGGTGGCAAATTCTACAACGACACCTACACAGACCCTGCAACTTTTCCATAGGAGTGCGGCATGATTTTAGGCCAACCCATCATAATAAAACCTGTCACAACAGCTCTAGTCCGCAAGGAAAACGGCCTGCAATTGCTGCCCGGCGGAGAAACCGTAATTGCCTCCAACTACTGGCTACGCCGCCTGAATGCCGGCGATATCGAGATCGTCACGTCGGACGATGCCGTAACCACAAAATCAAAACCCAAAGGCTAAGCCATTATGCCCGATAACATCCCATTTTTAACCATCCCCCTCGACTGGCGCGTCCCCGGCGCCTATGCCGAGATCGATCACACCAAGGCCGTGCGCGGCCTGCCGGTGATGCCGCACAAGATGCTGGTGTTGGGCCAAAGGCTGTCTACCGGCACCGTGGCCGCAGGCGTGTTGACCCGCGTCAGCCGCAAGGAAGACGGCGTCAATTATTTCGGGCGCGGCTCGATGCTGGCGCAGCAGATCGAGGCGGCGTTGCGGGTCAACCCGTACACCGAATGCTGGGCACTGGCGCTCGACGACCTGGTCGCGGGCGTGGCGGCGGCGCAGACGATCACCCTGACCGGTGCGGTCACCGCCTCGGGCACGCTCTATCTATACATCGGCGGCCGGCGGCTGTCGGTGCAGGTCGTTGCCGGCGAGACGATGACCAACATCGCAACGGCGGTGGCGGCGGCGATCAACGCGGATCCGGACGGCGCGGTGACGGCCACCAACGCGTTGGGCGTGGTTACCTGCACGGCGCGGCACAAGGGCGTCGATGGCAACGATATCGATTACCGGGTCAACTATTACAGTGGCGAGTTCCTGCCGACCGGTCTGGCGGTGGCGTTTGCATCAAGCGTTACCGGCACCGGCAATCCGGACGTTTCGGCGGCGATCTCGGCGATGTCGACGATGAATCCGTACACGATCCTATGCGGCTGGACCGACACCGCCAACATCCAGCAGCTTGAAGCCGAGCTGGACAGCCGCTGGGGCGGCATGGACATGCGCACCGGGCATGTGTTCGCGCACAAATCCGGCAGTTATTCGACGCTGGCCGCTTACGGCTCGGCGCGCAATTCGGCGCACACGACCTTTAGTGGACTGTACAAATCGCCGACTCTGCCGTGGGTCATCTCGGCACAGTTCGGCGCGGCGGTCGAGTTTGCCGGCGCCAACGATCCGGCGCGGCCGTTCCGCTCGATCAGCCTACCGAGTGTGCTGGCTCCGGTCGAGGCAGACCGCTTTACCGATACCGAGCGCAACAATCTGCTGCATGATGGAATCTCGTCGATCATCGTCGACCAGGCCGATGCGGCGATGATCGAGCAGGTCATCACCACGTATCAACAAAACAGTTTCGGCGTTGAGGATGTGTCACTGCTGAAGCTGAATACTAAATGGACCGTGGATTATATGAGGTATGCGTTCCGCGTGGCGGTGCTGCGCGATTACCCGCGCCATAAACTGGTCGGCGACGACGTGCTCGGCAAGATCCAGCCTGGGCAGCCGATCACGACGCCGAAGCTGATCCGCAATACGCTGATCGCGGCGTCGGCCGATCTGGAGCGCGCCGGCCTGCTGGAGGACCTCGACCAGTTCATCGCGGACTTGATCGTGGTGCGCTCGACAAGCGACGTCAACCGCGTCAACGCGATCATCCCGCCGAATACCGTCAATCAGTTCGACGTGTTCGCGGCGGCGGTTCAATTCATTCTCTAGGAGTCGATCATGGCACAAGTAACGGGCCGCGTCTTTATCACCGTCGCCGGCAAGCGCTTGGCGTCTAAGGAAGGCGCTAAATTGATGTACGGCGGCGTCTCGCGCGAAACCGTTGTCGCCGATACCGGCGTGGTCGGCTTCTCGGAAAAGACCGAAGCGCCAGGCGTTGAATGCGTCATCCCGCATACCAGCGATGTGAAGCTGGCCGACTTTAGAGCCATGACGGCGGCGACCATTTCGTTCGATACCGATACCGATACCGGGGCCAGCTTTGTGCTGAACGGCGCCTGGTGCGGCAATGCGCTGGAGCTGGAGAAGGGCGAGGTCAAGCTAGTATTCGGCGCGCTGGATTGCAAGGAGGTTTGATCGTGAATGTTTTGGAAAAGCTCAAACAAAGTCATACAGCGATAAAGACGACCGATTTAGGCGCTGGCGTGGTTGTCGGTCTGCGAATACTCACCGACCAGGACTATCTGGACGCGGAAATCCAGACAAATCTGGCCATGCGTGCCGCTGGCCTGGGCGAGCTCAATATGGGCACGGCTGAGGCGTTCGAGCTGGAAAAGACCAGTCAACTGTTGAGCCGGGCGTTGGTCGATGTGCAGACTGGCGATTATTTAATCGGCAGCCCTCGCCAAGTGCGACAGCTGCTCAGCCGCGTGCAACGGGAATGCTTGCTGGCGGATTATCTGGAGCACGAGAAAGACTATGCGCCGCGTGCAATGACAGACGATGAATTTAACGCGCTGCTCGACACGCTAAAAAAAACGCCAGAGACAGTGAATTTGAACGATTTAAATACCGCTTCGCTGAAAAGGCTTATCACTGCTTTGGCGTCGCCGCAAACCGATTGACACAAGGCCAGTGGCTTTGGCTGTTGGCCATGCAAGACGCGGAAAACGAGGCACAGAAAAAAGCTCGAGATAGAAAATGATGATTGACCGCTAGACTAGCCAGGCAGCCACATATGAGAGACCTTACATTATCGATCAGGATTAACGGCCAGCGCGCGGCGGCCGATATGCGCCGATTTACCGATTCGGCAAGAGGCTCGTTAGGGCATCTGCGCGGGGAGGCCAGAAAATTACAGCAAGATTTTGGCGGCTTTTCAACGGCTGCCAAGCTGTTTGCGGCCGGCGGCGGTTTTTTAGCTGGTAAAAAGATATTGCAGGATTCGGCAAACCTCGACAAGCAGCTCATCCGCATCAAGCAAACCGCCGGTTTAACCACGACGCAAATGCTAGCGATGCGCAATGAGTTGTTCGCGATGTCGAAAGAAACCGGCGTTGCCGTCGACGATCTAGTTACAGGATTAAACAGCGCGGTCGCGTCCGGATTAGATTTCAATCAGGCGTTACCGGTCATGAAGGCAGTGAATAAAGCGGTAGCCGTTACGGGGGCGAATACCGATACGCTGGTTAATGGCCTGGGCGTGGCAGCGACGGCGTTCAATTTTGATTTATCCAAGCCTGCGATGGCGGGGCAGCTGCTGGACAAAATGGCGGTGGCCGGGCGTTTGGGCAATGCGGAGCTTGAGAACCTATCCGACATTTTTGCGCGGATCGGCGTCAACGCCAATAGCGCGGGCCTGGGATTCGACAAAACCCTGGGCTTCATCGAAGCGCTGTCAAAGATCGAAAAAAACCCGGAGCGTCTGGCGACTTTGGCCGATAGCACGCTGCGGGTATTTACCAACCGGGACTACATGAAAGCCGCCAGCAAGGCGACTGGCGTCGCCTTCTTCGATAAGAAGGGCGGCTCCCGCGATCCTGTGGCGGTGCTGAAAGACATCAAGGCGCAATATGCCAAACTCACGACCGATGCCAAGCGATCAAGCTTTATAGATGCCGCATTCGGCAATGCAGACCTGGACACGATCAAGGGCATTAAAACCTTGTTGTCCAGCGATAACCTCGACAATATCGACCAATTTTCTCAGACCATTAACCAAGCCTCCGGCACAATCTCCAAGGATCTTCCGGAAGCGCTGCATAATGCCGTGGACCAAGCTGATCGGTTAAAAGCCATCATGGGCAAGGCGGCAGACGCCTTCGCTCAGCCTATCAACGAGACATTTACCACTTACGCGCTCAAGGTTGCAGATAATGCCAATGTTCGCAACCAGTTGCTGACTGGTTTGGCTGGTGCGGGCGGGCTCTATCTATTGAATCGGTTCAACACTAATCGGAAAAATCGCTTAGCCGGCGAGTCTGCGACGCTGGCGGAATCCGCGCAAGCGGCGCTGGCGAATAAGGTGTTTGTGACTAACTGGCCGTCGAAAATGTTAACGACGAGCGAGCAATCGGCGGCGAATGCGAGCGCTGAGGGCGGCGACAGTGGAGGCGCGCTGAACGATCTGTCCGGCAGCCTGGGTGACGCCGGCGCGGCGCGCGGAGATACAAGAACCGGTCGGGCATTAAGCCGGGCCGGAAAAGCATTAGGGGCGGCGGGCGCGGCTTTTTCAGGATGGCAAATTGGGCAGGAGATTGGCGGCGTGGCCAAGGAGTTGATTGATGCCACGGTGCAGACCATCACCAATGATGAATCGGCTACTCTGGGGACGGCATTGTATGATTTTTTCAATAAATCAGAAATCGACACCGGCGGCGAGTTGAAAATCAGCATTGATGATAACCGGGCAAGGGTAACTCAAGTCAAGGCCAATGATCCACGTACCAATATTAAGGTCTCCACCGGCCTGATGATGCCAGGGGCGGGCTGATGTCGTGGCGCGATCAAATGCAAAAAGGCAGTTTTCGGGGGGCGCCGTTCTTTACTGTCACTGCCGGCGGTCAATTCGGCCGCCGTAATATCGTGCATGAATATCCTCTGCGCGATGTTCCCTATGCCGAGGATATGGGCCGGCGTGCACGTCAGTTCGACATTGAGGCGTTGGTGCTCGGTGATGATTATATGACGGACCGTGATCGTCTGATCGAGGCGCTGGAAAAGGCGGGGCCGGGCGAATTGGTGCATCCGTATCGCGGTCGCATGCGCGTTGTCGTCGCGGATGCCAGTGTGTCTGAATCGACAGACGAAGGCGGCGTGGCGCATTTCCGGATTACGTTTGTCGAGTCCGGAGAAAAACTGGAGCCGAGCGCGCAGACCAACACCGCCAGAGCCGTTGAAGCGGCGGCCGACAAGGCGGCAACCGCAAGCCAAAACAGCTTTGCCGCGGTGTTTGCAGCGGCGGGCTGGCTGGATTTCGTCGGCGATGCGGCGATCGCGTGGGTGAACGAGGCGTTAACCTCCATTCAATCCTCCATGAATTTATCGATTTTATCCGGCGATTTGCTGCCGGGTTTTCTCTCCGGTCTGAGCGGCATTTCGATCCGGCTGACGGCAATGGTCAGATCGCCCTCGCTGCTGGCGAGTTCGCTGTATGCCCAGGTCAGCGGGCTATTCAATGTGACCTCGACCTATTCCGGCGCGCTGACATCGCTGCGATCGCTGTTCGATTTCGGCGCGAATGCGCAGACCGTACCGCAAACTACGCCGAATCGCCGCCAGCAGGCGGCCAATCAGGCCGCTGTCATCACACTGGTTCGGCAGGCGGCAGCGATCGAGGCGTCTCGCGCGCTGGCAAACATTACGCCGGCAAACTACAACGACGCGATCGCGCGGCGCGATGAGGTCGCGGGACAGCTCGAAACGCTGGCCGAAACGGCCGATGATGAGGTGTATGCAGCGCTGACCGATCTGCGTATCGCCGTGGTGAAAGACATCGCGATCCGCGCGGCCGATCTGTCGCGCCTGGTGCAGCATCCCATGCAGAACACCCTGCCGGCCGTGGTGGTGTCCTACCGGATATACGGCAGCACCGCCCAGGCCGATGACATCGTGCAGCGTAACAACGTCAGCCATCCCGGTTTCGTGCCGGGCGGCCGCTCGATCGAGGTATTGAGCGCATGAGCGTGGAACTGATCGTCAATGGTAAGCGCTTCGGCGGTTGGGAACGGATTAGCATTGATCGCGGCATCGAGCAGATGTCCGGTTTATTCGATCTGACGGTGACGGATAAATGGAACTCGCCGACCGGTCAGCTGATGGCCGAGATCAAAGCAGGCCAGAGCTGTGAAGTCACAGTCGCCGGCAGTACGGTGATCACCGGCTATATCGACGCTGTGCATCGCGGCTACGACGCACGATCGCATGAAATCAACTTATCCGGCCGCGATAAGGCCGGCGATTTGATCGATTGTTCGGCGATCTATAAAACCGGCGCCTGGTCCAACAAACGAATCGAGCAAATCGCAGCCGATTTATGTGCACCGTTCGGCATCAAGGTATCTGCGCAAGCACCCACCGGTGCAGCACTGCCGGCGTTCAGCATCCAGGAGGGCGAGACCGTTTACGAGGCGATCGAGCGGGCGGCCAGGATGAGGGCTCTGCTGGTTATTTCGGATGGCCTGGGCGGTATCGTATTGACCCGCGCAAGCCGCGCAAGAGCCCCGGCCGATTTGATCGAGGGGCAAAATATTTTGCAAGCGGACGGCGAATTCAACATGGCCGATCGATTCAGCGATTACATCATCAAGGGCCAGGCGCAAGGCGACGACAACATACACGGCGCGGCAGTTGCACATCCGTCCGCGACCTGCAAGGACTCAGGCGTGCCACGATACCGCCCATTGATCGTGATCGCAGAGGATCAGGGCGGTACGGCGACATTTGCCGAGCGAGCGACGTGGGAACGCAATATCCGCGCCGGGCGCGGTACCAGAGCGACAGTTACTGTCAACGGCTGGGCCGTCGGCGGCAAAGTGTGGCAGCCGAACACGATCACACGGCTGACGTCACCATTTCTCAATGCTGATCATGAGTTGCTGATCGCCTCTGTACGATTCACGCTAGACGATCGCGCGGGCGCGCTGACCACGTTGGAACTAGCTCGGCCAGAGGCATATGACACGATCATAGAGGACGTAAGCCCCAGGCGTAATAAGAAAAAGAAACAAGCCGACGAGGAATGGGACGGAGGCGAACTATGATCAAGACGATCAATAAAGTTACCGCGCCCCTGGCGCGCCGGGTCGGCCTGATGGTCGCGCGCGGCGTGCTGTCGCTGGCCAACGATGCGCTGAAGCTGCAAAGCGTGCAGGTCAAGCTGCTGGACGGCGAGGTGCGCGAGATGGAGCGCTTCCAGGATTACGGATTCACCAGCGCGCCGCTGGTGGGTGCCGAGGTGGCGGCGGTGTTCGTCGGCGGTAATCGCGATCACGGCCTGGTGCTAGCGATCGATGATCGCCGCTACCGGATCAAGGGCCTGCAAGCCGGCGAGGTGGCGATCTACGACGATTTGGGCCACGCCATCACATTGACCCGCGCCGGCATCGTGATCAGCGGCGCCAGCCACTCTATTAATATAGTGAACTGCCCGCAGGTGGGCGTGACCGGCGGCGACGTGATCGCCGACGGCATCAGCCTGAAGACGCACAAGCACGGCGGCGTGGCAGCGGGCGCAGCGCAAACGGGAGTGCCGGTCTGATGAGCGACATCAAAACGGTCTTCATCAGCTTCGAACAGGGCGCGGTTTACCTACAGGACGCGCTCGGTCTGGCCGAAGACGATGGCCTGGAAACGGCGGTGATCATCAGTCTGTTCACCGATCGCCGCGCCGAGGATGACGATGTGATCCCGGACGGCGGGCAGGAACGCCGCGGCTGGTGGGGCGATGATTTTAACGAGGATGCGGCGGACCGCATCGGTTCGCGGCTGTGGCTGCTGTCGCGCGAGAAGCAACTGTCCGAAGTATTGAACCGTGCCCGTCAGTATGCCGAGCAGGCGCTGCGCTGGTTGATCGATGACGGCGTCGCCGAGTCGGTCGATGTGGTGGCCAGTATCCCGCGCGCCGGCGTCCTGGGGTTGCAAGTGGCGATTCAGCGGCCGAGCAATCCGGTTATCCGATATCAGTTTGAAAGTTTTTGGAGCGCATAAATGGCATTTTCGCGGCCTGTACTCGGTGATCTGATCACTCGGGCGATTAACGATATATTGGCGCGGCTGCCGGGCAGCGACGCGGCGTTACGCCGCTCGAACCTGAACGTATTGGCGCGCGTGCATGCAGGCGCGGTGCACGGGCTGTATGGGTTTATCGACTGGGTATCGAAGCAGGTGATGTACGATACGGCCGAGGCCGAATACCTGGAGCGATGGTCTACCATCTGGGGCGTCAACCGCCTGGCCGCGGCCTTCGCGACCGGATCAGTCACCGTGACCGGCGTCAACGGCACCGTCATTCCGGCCGGTACCGAGTTGCAACGGGCCGACAATGCGCTATACACCACTGATGCCGACGCGACCATCGCGGCCGGTACCGCGACCGTCGCGGTCACCGCCAGCGCCGCCGGCGCTGCAGGCAATGCCGGCAGCGGTACCGCGTTGGCGCTGACATCGCCTATCGCCGGCATAGATTCGTCGGTGACGTCCGGCGCGCTGTCCGGAGGCGCCGATGCCGAGACCGACACGGCCCTGCGTTCGCGATTTATCAATCGCATTCAACAGCCGCCGCACGGCGGCGCCGAGTACGACTACGAGACCTGGGCGCTGGAAGTTGCGGGTGTGACGCGCGCATGGGTTTATCCCGGCGAAAACGGCGCCGGTTCTGTCGTCGTGCGTTTTGTACGCGATAACGATGTTTCTCTGATACCCGATGCGGGCGAAGTGGCGACGGTGCAGGCGTATATCGATACGGTGCGCCCGGTGACGGCGCAGGTATTGGCGGCCGCGCCAGTCGCCGTGCCGCTTGATTTCAGTATCCAGATCACCCCGAACACGCAGGCGGTCAAGGATGCGGCGGCCGCAGAGCTGGCCGATCTTATCTCGCGCGAGTCCGAGCCCGGCGGCACGCTGTATCTGACGCATATCCGTGCGGCGATCAGCGCGGCTGCCGGCGAGACCAACTATTCAATGACGGCGCCGAACGCTGATGTCGTCAGCGCGACAGGCGATATGACGACGATGGGCACGATCACATGGCTATGATCTCCGCCGATTATCTGGCGCAGCTGCAAGCGCTGCTGCCGGGCGGTCTGGCCTGGGGGCGGCAAGTTGGCGTTGTGCTGACACGGTTGTTGTCTGCCTGGGCCGACGAGTTCGCGCGCGTGGATCTGCGCTGCGCCGATCTGATCGCCGAAGCGGACCCGCGCACCACGCATGAAATGCTGGCAGATTGGGAGCGGGGCGCCGGATTGCCCGATGTGTGCGTGACCGTCGAGCAGACGATCGAGCAGCGGCGCGCGGCGCTGGTGTCGAAACTGACATCTACCGGCGGCCAAAGCCGGCAGTATTTTATTGCCCTGGCCGAAGCGCTGGGCTATGTCGGCGCGACCATCGACGAGTTCTCGATGCTGACGTGCAACGATGATTGCAACGATTCGATGTACGGCGTCGACGCCCATTTCGCCTGGCGGCTGAATCTGTCTACCGCGACATCCGTTTTTCAAATGTCGTGCAATAGCGACTGCAACAGTGCGTTGCAGAGCTGGGGCGACGACGCGATCGAATGCCGCGTCAGCAGGCTGAAACCGGCGCACACGACAGTTTTATTTGCCTATCTATAGGAATCATCATGCAACGAATCACCACAGCCACAAAGGCGGTAGACCTGTTCGGCGCCGGCAAGCACGGATTTAAGGACGGCAATCCAGGATTGGGTATTGTCGCCACGCAGCTCAGTGCGGCCATTTTCAACTCGATACAAGAAGAGCTGTGCACAATCATCGAGGCCGCCGGCATTACGCTGGACGAGGCCAATCGTGCGCAATTGGCGGCGGCGCTGCAATCGGGCAAGCTGCTGTCGGCCACGGCCGGCGGTACCGCCGATGCGATTACCGCGACGTTCACGCCGGCCATTGCCACCCTGACCGGCGGCATGAAAGTGCGTGTCCGCGCGGCCAGCGCCAATGCGACCACGACGCCGACCTTCGCGGCAAATGCGCTCGCGGCAAAGACGATTGTAAAAGCCAATGGTGTGGCGCTGGTTGCCGGCGACATCGCCGGAGCCGGGCATTGGTTATATCTCACTTATGACACCACGCTGGATGCGTGGGTGCTCGGTAATCCCGCTGCGACGTTTGCGTCGAATACAGAGGCGCAGGCATTATCGATCACCAACAAAGCGATTAGCCCAGGCACATTGGCCGCTGCTTTTCAGGGCAGCAATCAGTCCCTTGCATCGAGCGGCTATCAGAAACTGCCCGGTGGGCTTATTTTACAGTGGGGTAGCACGACGCTGACCGCTGCCAGCTCAGGGACAGCCGACGAACTCACTGTGACGTTTCCGATTGCATTTCCTACAAGCGTATATGGCGTTTATCCATCACATATACAAACTGGAGGGGCAATCTCCGGGGGGATTTCGCACTATACGCGCGCCCATACACTAACAAACTTTATCGCAGGTCTCGACGATATCTCCAGTTCTGGTACGTACACCGAGACATTCGAGTGGTTTGCTATCGGCAAGTAATCAAAAGGAGACGCAATGAAACATTATTCCCCATCCACCCTCGGCTTTTACGACGTTGATGTCCATGGCAATAACATTCCCAATGACGCCATAGAAATTAGCGATGAGCATTATGCGGTGCTACTGGCTGGCCAGTCTGCCGGCAATACTATCGCTGTTGACTCTGAAGGTCATATCATTTTGCAGGAGCCGGCGCCGCTTACTCTCGATCAGCGGAAGGAGCGTAAAATCGTGCAACTCGAACGCGACCGTAACGCAGCGATTCAAACCCCCGTCACCAGCAGCGCGTTAGGTTCCCCGCATGTCTACGCGGCGAGAGCGGAAAATCGGCAGTTTTTAAATGATTTCGTCACGCTGGATGCCGGCGGTAAATTTACATGCACCGATGTCGATGGGGTGAAACTCCGCCGGCCTCATACTGCTGCCCAGTTGACGCAATTGGCCGGTGATTATCAGGCCGCCATCGAGGCGAAATTCGATTATTTTGAGATGTTGGTTGCGCAGGTTTCGCAGGCGACAACAGAGGAACAGATTGACTTGGTTGTGTGGGCGTTTTGAGTCCTGCCTGCATTGCCGCGCTGAGAGTTTGCAAACAGAGCAATTAAGTTTCAAAATGCGAAAATGAAGTTAACGTCATTTATCGCGCAATTCCATGTTCAAATATCTCGCGCGGCTTCAGATTACGGCGCTGGCGCTGGCCAAAATTATCGACCGCACCGGCCTGCCGAAAGGCGCTTT